TGCCGGCTCTTTTGCTCAGATTACCACTAATACACCTACAGTCACCAAAGTGACTAATGCGTTCTATTCGCAAACAACAAGCGATACGACTTTAATTATCGAAACGGCGTTTGATGTTGTATTGACACTTTTAAACGCGGCGGCCTATTACGGTACAACATTGTGGATTAAAAACCCGAACGGAAACACGATTACTAGCGCGTCTGGTAATGTAGTTCCTTCTGGAACAACTACCGCTGGTACAGCGATTTTAAGTAATGTGGTTGGCACTTCATGTCTGTTGCAATCGGATGGAGTATATTGGAGCGTAATTTCTACTTCAATCCAGCCATCAGGATTCTAAATGACAATCCTACTGTTTGCGAATCAAGCTCAAACTACTTTAGCTTACCCTGCTACTAGCACTGCAACAACGCTTTATGTCGCGGGTGGTACGGCAGCCTACTTTCCGAATCCCGGTGTAGATGAAGCCTTTAAGCTCACTTTAGTTGATGCGTTAAACAGCCTCATCGTTGAGATTGTTTTGGTTACCGCCGTTGTTGGCGATGCGCTGACTGTCGTTCGCGGCCAAGAAGGTACAACGCCTAGAGCTTGGAAGGCTGGCGATTTTGCAGTCAACTTAATGACTGCTGGCACTGGTGATGCGTTTGTTCAATTCCCACAATTATTGACTGGTGAACTGTCAGCTTATTTTGATAATATGCGGACTACTACAGGTCAAGTTGACTCTGTACCAGTAAATCCTACTGACTTAGTGAATAAGGCTTATTTAGATAGCGTCATTGTTGGCTTTAGCCCAAAACCAGAATGCCAGTGCGCTACTACGCCATTGGAAGGAAACATTGATTTATCTGGTTTTCCAATTATTGATGGTTACCAAACTGTAGATCAAGATCGCGTCTTAGTTAAAAATCAAGACAATGCAAATTACAACGGCATCTATATAGCTTCATCTGGCGCATGGGCGCGAGCTGCGGATATGGCCGTCTGGGCTGAAGTCCCCGGCGCGTTTACTTTTATTATTAATGGCGGTGTAAATGCCAACACTGGCTGGGTAGCGATTGTTCCTGAAGTGGGCTACATCGACCATACACCAATTACCTTTACTCAATTAACTGGCCAAGGCAATTCTGGCTATTCTGGCTTCTCTGGCTATTCAGGCTTTAGCGGTTACTCTGGTTCAGGCATATCGGGCTACAGTGGCGAGTCTGGCTATAGCGGTGACTCTGGCATCAGCGGCTATTCTGGCTGGTCTGGTGAGTCTGGCTATTCTGGCATTAGCGGATATTCCGGAAGCGGTGTATCGGGCTATTCAGGCTTTTCTGGATATTCGGGTTCTGGCATTTCTGGCTATTCTGGTATCTCAGGCTATTCTGGTGACTCTGGCCTCAGCGGTTGGTCAGGCATCTCTGGTTATTCTGGTGACTCTGGCATCAGCGGCTTTTCAGGTTGGTCTGGTATCAGCGGCTTTTCAGGTTGGTCTGGTATCAGCGGCTATTCTGGATTTTCAGGCGTCAGCGGTTATAGCGGAATTTCCGGCTATAGCGGCGAGTCTGGCTATAGTGGTATCTCTGGATATTCTGGTGATAGCGGGATTTCGGGTTATTCAGGATTTTCAGGCGAATCAGGATTTAGCGGTATTTCAGGCTATAGCGGATTCTCTGGAGAATCTGGTTACTCTGGATTTTCAGGTATATCGGGTTATTCAGGCTTTTCTGGTGAGTCAGGTTTCTCAGGTATTTCTGGTTACTCTGGCTTTTCTGGAGAGTCAGGCTATAGCGGCATCAGCGGCTATTCTGGCTTTAGCGGGATTTCAGGCTATTCTGGCATTTCAGGATATAGCGGAATTTCTGGCTATTCAGGCTGGTCTGGCATCAGCGGATACTCAGGCGCAAGCGGTATATCCAGTAGCTACTACTTCTATAAAGCGAATGCTTTAGCGACTAGCGGTGATCCGGGCGCTGACTATCTGCTTTGGAACAATCTAATACAAACTAGCGCGACTCAATTGAATGTTAGCAATCTAACAGCCAATAGCGTTGATATCAGTGTGTTCTTGGCTTTGCTGGCCACAACTGAAGAAGTAGTTATTCAAGATCAAAGTAATAGTGCAAATTCTCAAACGTGGAAAATTACCGCTACACCAACTAATGCCGGCGGGTATTTCACTATTCCAGTATCTTTAATTTCCTCTGCGGGGACTGGTACTACAGGTTTTAGTAATAATCAAAATGTTATTTTTGCCGTTGCCAATGGTATCAGTGGCTTTAGTGGCATCAGTGGTTTTAGTGGCTATTCAGGTATTTCAGGCTATAGTGGTTCGGGAGTATCAGGCTGGTCTGGCATCAGCGGGTACAGCGGCATTAGCGGCTATAGTGGCTGGTCTGGCATCTCCGGCTATAGTGGCTGGTCTGGCATTAGTGGTTATTCTGGTTCTGGCATCAGCGGGTACAGCGGCATCAGCGGATACTCTGGTCGGTCTGGCATTAGCGGCTATAGCGGAATTAACGGCGCATCAGGCTTTAGCGGTATTAGTGGCTATTCAGGTTGGTCTGGTATCAGCGGTTATTCCGGCAGTGGCATTAGCGGTTATTCAGGCTCAGGTGTATCCGGTTATTCAGGCTTTAGCGGTTACAGCGGCATTTCTGGTTATTCTGGTATTAGCGGATATTCTGGTGCTGTTGGCGCTGGCGGTATTATTGGTAACTGGGGATCATTTTGGGATACTACAACCCAAACAACAACTGCCAATACTCCAACAGCAATTACTTTTAATTCTTATGACGCAAACAATACTGGAGTTTCGGTTGTTAGCGGATCAAGAGTAACTTTTGCCAATGCTGGAACTTATAGCCTTACTTTTTCCCTTCAAATTACTAATACAAGCAATTCATGGGGTGCTTTGCAAGTTTGGCTAAAGAAAAATGGCGCAAATATTTCTGATACCAATAGTCATTATGATGTTCCAGACAAAATTGGCGGTATTTATTCATCTAATATATTAACTGTCAATTTTGCATTTAATGTAAATGCAAGTGATTATGTAGAAATTTATTGGGATACTAATAATGCAAGTGTTTCTTTAGAAACCATTGCTGGAAATGGTACTTATCCTGAAACGCCATCTGTAATCTTTACCGCAACACAAGTAATGTATGGTCAATCAGGTTACTCTGGTTATAGTGGGAAGTCAGGCTACAGCGGTATTTCTGGCTATAGTGGCATCAGCGGATATAGCGGCATTTCAGGCTATAGCGGATCAGGTATTAGCGGCTATTCTGGTAGCGGGATTAGCGGCTACTCTGGCTGGTCTGGCATTAGTGGCTATAGTGGTTTTAGCGGAATCTCTGGTTACAGCGGTTGGTCTGGCATTAGCGGCTACAGCGGCTCAGGCATCAGCGGCTATTCTGGCTGGTCTGGTATTAGTGGTTACAGCGGATCAGGCGTATCAGGTTATTCTGGCTGGTCAGGTATCAGCGGTTATTCTGGCTGGTCTGGTATCAGTGGTTATAGTGGCTCTGGTATCAGCGGATACTCTGGCTGGTCTGGTATTAGCGGGTATTCTGGTTGGTCTGGTATTAGCGGCTATTCTGGCTCAGGCATATCAGGCTACTCTGGTTGGTCTGGCATTAGCGGCTATTCTGGATCAGGCATCTCTGGCTATTCTGGATGGTCTGGTATCTCAGGCTACAGTGGCATTACGCCAGTAGTTTCAACCAACACTACTAGCAATCCTACTTATTTAGTGTTTGTTGTAGGAACATCAGGAAGCCAAACGCACTATGTCAATACTGGTTTAACTTATGATGCAGCCACTAATGCCATTACAGGTGGTATCAATGGCGGAACTTTTTAAATATAATGGCTAAAAAAGGAATTTAATTATGGCAGCTTCCGGATATACCCCTGTACTTCTTTACGGTAGCACTACCGCTGGTAATGCGCCTACGGCCGGTAATTTAACAACTACCGCAAATGGCGTTGAGATTGCCGTAAATGCTGCCGATGGCGCAGTATTTTATAAAAATGCAGCAGGTAACGCTGTTCGTTTATTGATGGCCAACTATAGCGGGTATGTTAATACTGCTTTGGGTTACACAACTTTACAAAATAATTCTAGTGGTTCAGCAAATATAGCTATTGGTTACGGAGCATTACAATTTAATACAACCGGAGCTGGAAATACTGCTGTTGGTGGCTATAACACTTTAAACGCTAATACTACTGGTGGAAATAATACTGCTTTAGGCTCATCAGCTTTATATAACAATACCACAGCATCCAACAACACAGCAGTAGGTTATCAAGCTGGGTATAGTAATACAACTGGTACAAGTCATATCAGTATTGGTTATCAAGCTAATTATGCTGGTAATGGTAGTTATGGTGTAGCTATTGGCTATCAAGCCGGTTATAACAATACAGAAACAACTAACGGCACAGTATTTATTGGTTATCAATCAGGTTATAACAACACTACTGGTACGCAAAATATTGCTATGGGAACAAATTCCCTAAAAGCAAACACCACAGGTAGTCAAAATACTTCGTTAGGTTTTTATTCTTTATTTTCAAACACCACCGCATCTGGCAACACAGCAGTAGGTTATCAGGCTGGTTATAGCATAACAACATCTGGAGCAAATACTGTTGCTGGATATAAAGCTGGATATGGAACTACAATAGGTCAAGTAGATGCTTTTGGTTATATTGCATTGCAGTCTAATACTACTGGTGGGGCTTTAGTGGGAATAGGTGCTAATGCTTTGCAAGCAAATACAACAGGTTCAAATAGTGTTGCAGTCGGAAACCAAGCACTTTATTCAAACACCACCGCATCTAATAACACCGCAGTAGGTTATCAGGCTGGATATAGTAATACTACTGGTGATATTGTTGCTATTGGTCAGCAGTCGCTTTATACAAATACAACTGGTGCATATAATACTGCTGTTGGGCGTGTATCTTTAACAGCCAATTCAACTGGAAGTTGGAATTCAGCTTTTGGTCTTGCTGCATTAACTACAAACTCTACAGGCGCTTTTAATACTGCTGTAGGTGGGCAAGCACTACAAGCAAACACCACCGCCTCTAACAACACCGCAGTAGGTTATCAAGCTGGGTATAGTAATACAACAGGAGCTTACAACACATTTATTGGTGAAGGAACTGGTTACGCAAATACAACTGGCACACAAAATGTGTATATTGGAAATTACTCATCAGGCTCTTTAACTACAACAGGTTCATATAATTGTATTTTTGGTAACTACAATGGTAACTCTTATGGTTTAGACATTCGTACAGCAAGTGGCTATATTGTGTTATCTGATGGTTATGGGAATCCTAGACAAGTTATTGACTCTAGTGGTAATTTGTTGGTTGGTACAACTTCACAGATTGGAAGCGGAAAATCAAACCTTGCTTTTGATGGTCAAGCATTTAACGGCTTTACATTAAAAGATACTAATGCTACGCTAAATGGTAACTTTATAGCTTTTTATAACTCCGCAGGAACAAACTGCGGTAGTGTTAGCCATAATGGAACTACAACAGTTAATTACATTACTTCATCGGATTACCGATTAAAAGAAAATGTTGCGCCAATGACAGGCGCATTAGCTAAAGTTTCTGCACTCAAGCCAGTTACTTATACTTGGAAAGATACTGATAATGAAACTGGTGAAGGCTTTATTGCACACGAATTACAAGAAGTTTGTCCATTAGCGGTTAGTGGTGAAAAAGATGCGATGAACGAAGATGGTTCAATTAAAGCACAAGGTATTGACCCAAGCAAATTAGTAGCTATATTAACCGCTGCTATTCAAGAACTAAAACTCATCTCCGATGAGCAAACGGTAAAACTAGAAGCACAAGCAGTAGAAATCGCAACCCTTAAAGGACAATAATGGATATTTATAGTTTCTTTTGCGGAGTGATTACAGGACTAGCCACACTTCAACTCTATTATTCATTTAAACGGACTATAAAATGTTAGAACTAACACCTGAACAAGAAGTACAACGCAGTTATTCCGCAGCACTTGATAGCGTAAACTTACTCAACGCTGGTAAGCCTGAAGATATGACTGATGAAGATTGGCAAGACTGCAAACAACGCAATATTGACCATTTAAATATCCAATTAGCTAAAGGGGACTACTACGCTGGTCACGATTTAACGCCATTTGAAGAAGCTGTAAAATAATTTGTAGGATATTTATGATGCAATATCTTTTACAAGGAAATTATGAAAGTCAGTATAGTAATACCCACTTACAATAACTGCGAAAAATACCTAAAGCCCTGTATAGAGTCCATACTCAAATACACAGAAATGACCGACGTAGAGTTGGTCATTTCTGCTAATGGATGTACGGACAATACTAAGTGGTATTTAGCCTATTTAGCAACTGTTGTACCCAATCTGATCGTAGTTTGGAATGTAGCGCCATTGGGCTATCCCAAAGCCACCAATGAAGGCATTAAGGCTTGTACAGCCGATAAAATCATTTTGCTAAACAATGACACTCTATTGCTCGATCAGCCTCAGAATCAATGGTTAGACATCTTAAACAATCCATTTAAGGCCAACCCTAAGTGCGGTATTTCTTGCATCATTAAGACGCACTCTGAAGCCGCTGGGCGTGACTTTGCCATCTTCTTTTGCGTTATGGTTGACCGCAAAGTGTTTGATACTATTGGCCTACTCAATGAGGACTACGGCGTAGGCGCTGGCGAGGATACCGAATTTTGCATCGAGGCCGAGAACGCTGGCTTTGAAGTTTGCGAAGTCTTTGAAAAGCATTGGGGCAGCAATATCTTTACCGGTGGCTTTCCGATTTACCATAAGGGTGAAGGTACTGTCCATGATCCAGAGCTAGTCCAAGACTGGGAAAACACTTTTGCAAAGAATTCCCTTAGATTAGCCAAGAAGTACAACCCTAACTATTACCGCTTTTTGTTGACCAATAATTACGAGCGAGCCGTAATCCTTAAAGGCGATCCGCTTGAGTTTTGCAGAGAAAAAACGCGGTATGAATGGGCAGCTAAAAATCTGGATGACAGAGCTAACATTATTGAAATCGGATGCTCTACAGGGTATGGAAGCCAATTCTTTCCGCAGCATTATGACTATGTTGGTATAGACTATGACGCCACTATTATCGAAGTAGCAAAAGAACAAGACTGGGGTTTTACCCGAAATTTTGTTCATGCTGATATTAATACCTATGATTTAGGTTGGACGGCTAATATCGTTGCTTTTGAAGTCATTGAGCATTTAAATAATGGCCTAGAGATTGTTGAAAAACTAAAAAAACACTGCCATAGGCTATTGATTTCAGTGCCGCATAATGAGCCGGTAGGCTTTTGGGGGCATCACCATAAGCTGCATGGCTTAAAGGAAAGCCACTTTCCGGGGTTTGAATTTAGCTATATTAACGAAGCGGGGCAGATTAGTGATACTCCCGCGTCTGTAGGAGTTGGAAACAATTGCAATCTAATGCTATGCAAATACTCTGCTCAGTAGCCACTAGGGGGCGTTACTTTACAACGCTGCCCTTAGTCCTTAACGCGATCATTAACCAAACCCGATTACCAGATAAGCTGGTAATTTTTGACGATAATGACGAGCCACAGGATATGCGAAAAGAGCTAATCTATAGCTACTTTTTTCAGATGCTAGACATCAAGGGCATCAAGTGGGAATGGCTGTTTGCCGAAAAGAAAGGCCAGCACCATATCCACCAGCGCGCTAATACGATGGGCTACGAGTGGGTTTGGCGGGTGGACGACGATGCCATCCCTGAGCCTAATGTCCTAGAACGCTTGTCAGCCTATGCCAAAGAGCTTGGCGATGCGGGCATGAAAGTCGGGGCAGTTGGCGGGTCTATTCTAACGCCGCCCAATATGCCAGATACTCGCAAAGTCACTGGCCGTATCAACAATGTAGATACAGAGCCTAATATCCAATGGGGTCAAATTACACGCTCTAAAGAAGTAGAGCATCTGCATTGTTCATTCCTCTATCGCGCTGGGGTACATGACTACAATCTGGGGCTGTCCAGAGTGGCGCATCGTGAAGAAACGCTATTCACCTATGGCTTACACCAAAAGGGCTATGTCATTTTGGCCGTACCAGATGCCATTACTTGGCACATGAAAAATCCGCAAGGCGGCATTCGCAGTGAAACCAAACAAGAGATGTACTACCACGATGAGTACATATTCAAGAACACTTTAATATACCAAGATCATACTATAGTGGTTTTAAATAGCGGGTTAGGCGATCACATTGTCTTTAACCATGTACTGCCTGAAATTAAAAACCCAATGGTTTTCACTTGCTATCCTGAGATCGTACCGGGGCGGTCTATTGCGGAGGCGCAGCATTTATTCGGCAGCCTAGACCAGTGGAGCATTTACAAGAAGATGGATCAATGGAAGTGGAAAGATAGCCTAGAAAATGCTTACAGGAAACTCTATCTATGATCCTTATTCACCCTTATGCTAAACCGTTAATGAATACTAGGGAAAACCCTAAAAATTATCCTTATTGGAAAGAATTAATCAGCTCAATTGATGAGCCGATTATCCAGATTGGGGTAGAAGGCGAAACGCAACTTGTTGATGATTTCAGGAAAAATTTACCCATGTCTGAGCTGCGTCAATTAATCCGCGAATGTCGAACATGGGTTGGCATAGATAGCTTCTTCCAGCACCTTGCATGGGATGAAGGCAAGCCGGGCATAGTGCTTTGGTCTGTATCTGATCCATTAATCTACGGTCATCCTGAAAACTGGAATCTACTAAAGAGTCGCGATAATCTAGCAGTTAATCAGTTCTTATGGTGGGACTCTATAGAGCATAAAGCAGAACGATTTGTAACACCTGATGTTGTAGTAGATTTTCTGTACAAAAAGCAATTAAATGATATAGTTTGAACTGGCAATGATGCCCAACAATTAAGGATAAACCGATGAACGAAATTAAGATTAATGCAGACTTAGTATTGGCCGTATTTCAATATCTTGAAACGCGCCCAGCTAAAGAGGTGTTTCAATTACTGACTGCTCTAGGCCAAACTTGTAGCCCACAATTCCAAGCGATTCAAGAAGCCGAAGCTGCTAATGCTCCAGCGCCAATTGAAGAAGCTCCGGTAGAAGTAATCCAATAATCATGGATTGGTCAGCTATAGTAGGCGGCGCAGCAATAATAGTTACGGTATTTAACGGAATTATTAGTTATTGGGTTAATCAGATATCCAAAAACCAAGACACCTTAGTAGCTGACCAAAAAATCCTTACAGAGAAGCTCCAGCATTTAGAAGTAAAGCTACCAAATGAATATGTCAAAAAGACTGATTTGGATTACAGGCTATCCCGCATAGAGCATATCCTCGATCAAATCATGATTAAACTAGACCAAAAGGTTGACAAATGATCTTCCGTAAAATCTGCGCTCTATTAAGCCGCAAACCAATAGAAGCAAAATTGCCTGACTTCCCAGTAGAAGTACCAGCAAAGCCAAAAAAACCGGCGGTTAAAAAAGCCACAGCTCGCAAACCAGCAGTCAAAAAGACTGTTGCCAAGATAGCTACCAAAGTAGCTAAAAAGCCAACAACCAAGAAAAAATGAAACTCTTTAAGGATATCCTTACAGAAGATGATAACCAAACCTATTGTGCTGCGCGTGTTGGAGCTATTGCTTCTATTTTTGGGTTTTTGGCTATCGCTATTATTCATGTCTTACATGGTAGAGATATTGATTTTTCTCAGCTCGGCGTAGGGATTGGTACAGTCCTTGGCGGATCAGGTGTAATGATCGGGGCTAAAGCAGCGACTCAAAAGACTGAGGATAGATAATGTGGTCAAAAGCGTTAGGGCTTTTAAATGGGTATTTTAACTACGTCAAGATTGCTGCCGGAATCCTTGGCATACTTGGCTGCATTTATGTTGGCTGGCATATACGCGATTTGGATTTTAAAGCCTATAAAGCTGAACAAGCCGCGCAAACTCAAAAGCTCCAAGACCAACATCAATCTGCCGCAGACCAAATAGAGAAAGACAAAAATGCTCAAATTAAAGCTATTAACGATCAGCTTGCTGACGCTCTTATGCAGTTGCGTTCACGTCCCAGTAGAACCGAAACCACCGCAACTAGATCGGGTGGAACTGGGTCAACCCTTTATGCCGAAGATGCAGGATTTCTTATTAGGGAAGCTGCCAGAGCAGACGAAATTAGGTCAGGACTCCAAGCCTGTTACGCCCAATACGATGCGATAAGTAAATGACAAAGAACGAGAAAGCCCTTTTAGACACTATTGGTTTCTCCGAGATCGGCAGAACGCTTTTGGCCAAGTCTGATAATGGCTACAATGTTTTGCTTGGCGGAACACTGTTCTCAAGCTATGCTGACCATCCTCGCAAACTGATTACAGTCAATGGGCTTTCTAGTACCGCAGCCGGGCGCTATCAAATCCTAGAGCGCTATTTCGATGCCTACAAGAAACAATTACAGCTAATAGATTTCTCCCCCGCTTCTCAAGACCAGATTGCAATGCAGATGATTAAGGAAGTCGGCGCTGACCATCTGATTAATGATGGCCAGTTTGAGCAAGCAGTTAATAAATGCAGTACGCGCTGGGCAAGTCTGCCCGGTGCAAAATATGGCCAACACGTCAACGACATGGAACACTTGAAAGCCTATTACGAAAATGTAGGTGGAACAGTAGCATGAGCAGCGATATTTTTGACGATGCTTCGGATTTAGAAGCCTTGCATCGAGAGCTGGCAATTAAGGCAATTCGAGCTAGAGAGAAAGAGCGCTTCTCTGGCCATTGTGTTTACTGCAATGAGCCTATCAAGCAAGGTAGTTTTTGTGGCTCAGAGTGCCGCAAAGATTACGAGCTAGAACAAAAATTCAAGAAAATTACAGGTAAAAGATAAGCTATACCTTATAAGTCTTTGTATTTACACAATGTTCGGTTAGTATCCGATTACAACAAGAAAAAGAAGGGTACTTATGGCACTGAAACTTGTATGCACAGATCAAGAATTTATAGACCTTTGGGCTAAACTAGGCTCTCCTGTCTTAATGGCTGAAAAGCTGGGTGTTGCTTCTTCTAGTGTCATGAGAAGGCGAAGCAGTATTGAAACCCGGCTTGGCATTAAATTGGCTACCCATAATTCCCAACGCGATCAAATTAAGCCTAAACCTAAAAAGGTTGAGTTGGCAGCTCACAATGTCCGAAGGGGTATTGAGGTAGATAAAGTCAAACGCATCATTGTGTTCTCAGATGCCCACTTTACCGACACCACCACAACGGCCTTTAAAGCCCTCCTGTTGATGATTAAAAAATTCAAGCCAGAAGTCATCATCTGCAACGGCGATGCGTTCGATGGGCAGGTTTTAAGCCGTTTTCCAAGCATTAATTACGATCAAAAGCCTAGTGTCCTAGAAGAACTCAAGGCTTGCCGTCAGCATTTAGATGAAATCGAGAAACATAGACCTGCTGGCTGCCGACTAATATGGACGTTGGGTAACCATGATATGAGATACGAGGCTTGGCTAGTCAATAAAGTTCCCGAATACAGCGGTGTAGATGGCTTTTCATTAAAGTACCATTTCCCCAACTGGGAAACTTGTTGGTCATTCTGGATTGGCGAAGATACCGTAGTAAAACACCGGTTTAAAGGTGGCCGCACCGCTGGCTACAGCAATTTGCTGGCGGCGGGTAATACCAACATTATCACTGGCCATACGCACGTCCTTGCTTGCCAGCCGATTTCCAATTTTCAAGGCACATTTTGGGGCATCCAGACCGGTTGTTTGGCCGATCCGATGTCCAGTACCTTCGAGTATTGCGAGGATTCTCCTAAAGATTGGCGCAGTGGCTTTGTGATGCTATCCTTTGACCAAGGCCGGATGCTAATGCCAGAGATGATTATGGTGTCCGATGAAGAAAACGGAGAAATAGAATTTCGTGGGTGCATAACAAAAGTATGACTACTATCGTTGGTGATTGGGACAAAAAAATCTTGGTATCGGATAGTCAATTTTCAGACGAAGATACTGGCATTAAATATTTTGAAGAAAAAATTGTCGCAATAGATGGCGGGTGGTTAGGCGTGGCCGGCAATTGGAGCGATTGCGAAAAAGTAGTGGATTACATCAATAAGAAAAGCAAAGTTAAACCAAAGCTCAAGCCTGGTAGTTCTTTTATTAGGCTAACTAAAGAAGGTCTTTTTTATTGTAATGACGATCTTGAATGGGAACGCGCTAAAACCTTTATGGCTATTGGTTCTGGTGCAATGGCAGCCGAAGTCTGCATGAGAATGGGCTTGTCCGCAGAAGAAGCAGTTAAATGGGCTTGCAATGTAGATTTAAAAAGCCATGAGCCTATAAAAACTTATTCATTACTAGACAAATAATTTTGTGTCTAGTAACAAAATGTAACTTATAAGTATCAATTTTTTATACATATTGATACCTATATGTACAGTTATTGACAAAAAGTAGCCATATCAACAGTTTTGTTGACATTTTTGTAAAGTTTTGACGGCTGATTGTAAAGTTGTTGACATTGGATTGTAAAGTTAATGACTCAATACGCAGTCCGTATATGTATAAAGCCTTATTAATGAATCATTTTTAAGCTACTGACTTTTCGTACAAAATACCCCGATCGGTAACTTTATTGATATTTCATGCACTTTTTCATACATTCTTCCCGTTCGGGAAACTTTTTTTATTTAGCCAACAAATACAGCCCGATGTTAGAGAAAGCATAGCCGCCATATACAACCGTCATATATGGATTGCCTTTGAAAAGCTGTTCTGCCGCTATATAAGCGTAGATTAAGCCTGTAAGAACAATTAACCAACTGCTCATATATTGGCCAATAAACGATGCAATCTTGCATTGAACCAACGCCTAACAGCATAGCTACGAATTACTGAGATGACAGTGTATAGCAGACCCATATAGAAGTTAGCTAACAGACTAATGTGAAAGCCAAACAGCGGGAATATCAACAAATTGGCGATGTAATTAATGGTAAACCCTATCAGTACATTCACCCATGCTTCAATAAACGAACCTAGTCTAGTTTGACTCATGGCATGAATTCTGATGGCGGGCGATCATCGCCTTCTTTATATGTCTTAGAGAACAGCGTTAGCATCCGTAGATTGCACATAGCATGAGCAAGGTGAGGTAGCCCCGACTCCTCATCGTTCTCCTCACCAGCTTGCCATTTAGACAGGTGGCGCAAGGCACAAGCCAAGGGTACAGACCAATCCATTCCTTTAGCCCAGTTCCATGCAGCGTACTTTTGTTTGCCATACATCCAGACTTTAGCTTCATCTTCAAGCGTACAAAGAGGAATGAGGCTTAAATCAGGCTTACCTGCGTTATAACGAGCGCCTGAGCCTTTTTCAGTGCTATTCACATCACCAATGTTCAAAATGTTTTCCCTCCCCAAACTTGTTGCTCTAAATGGCGTACATAGCTATTTTGATGGTCGATATGCTTCATGAGCTTGTCATACGCTAGACGCCAATAATCAGCGTCAGCTAAAGCCTTAGCCAACTTTTCTTGCAACTTAGCAATCTCTATTTCATCCATTATCTGAATCCTGAGATTCTTGGCGAGAAAACATACGTTGCTTGCCAAATATCCGGCTTAGGCTGGACGTTATCATCCACCAGACCACGAATATTCCAGCCCAAATTAACATAGATACAACGGCTAAAACCAATAGGGGTAACAAGAGTAAATTGAAATAGTCCATTAACTGATACCTTACACCAGCCCGCTTTCGCATTGTCGTTGTCCTTAATTGTTTTATCGCCCTGTACCGAAGTGGTATAAGGAGTTCCTAAATAGCGTAACGCGAAGCTATACGCTGGATTGCGCCATAGCCAATGAACTTGTGACCACCATTGACCCGGCGGAAACATTGTTTGAAAAGTAGCATCGCCATTAAGTGAATTATCTGGCGTCATAAACCAGTCTAAACAGGTCGGCAATCGTGGCTCTACTGCCTCATAGCTATGATTATCACACCAGCCCAAGATCGGCCTAGCAAACAATACCAAAATGGGAGCTAAAGGTATTGAAATAATAGTCAAAATTAAACTAATAGGTACTAATAAAGCATAAATTAGATAGATCATTTTTGTTCCTCTGGTTTAGGCATAACACTTGCACCGCTTTCAACAATTACTACTGGCTCGTATCGCATCCAGCCCAAGAATGGTATAGGTTCTTGACAGTTGCAAGGCAAGCGCCCTTGTTGGCAATTACCATTGCAACCTAATTCTGAAAGTGTCCAAGTAGTCATGATTGTGTTATTACTTTAATTAAAATATAAAGTATAAAACCCCAAGCAGCTATACCGCTAATTAATAAAAAAAGAAATAATAACTCGGTCATACTAAGCCCCCTATACGAATGGCCAATCGAAGGACTGACATCAAAATGACGGCAGCTATAGCAATGGTGGCAATGGCCACTTTGTCAGCCCAGCTCACGCGTAGTCTGCCGTCTTGAGTAATAGCAATTGAACATAAGTCTGTAGCTCTTGAACCTTATCGTAAATAGGCTTGCGGCCATTGATCTGCTGGTTATTACACAGTATTTCGATTTGGTTAATAAGCTGACGAGCGTGAGCGATATCAGTTAGAAGTGTGTTCATTTGATCCTCGCTACTTTGGCACGTTTTAAGGTTTGCTCATACAGTTCTTTAGCGCCGTCATCTAATGCGCGTAATGGCAACTCTTGGTAATACTTCCACTTATCGCGGTACTCTTGCAACTCTGATGGCGGTGTCCAGCCATATTGATTGCGCCATCGTGTCGTAATGTCAGTGCCAGATGCAGTCCAAATATAAGGTACGTTAGGTGTTCTCATGATTTTTCCTCTAGTTAAATCAAATTAAGCGGCTACTAATTTCTTTAATTCTTTCCGTTCTCTCGCCGCACGAAGAACGGTGTACCGTTGGTGTAAGCGCTGGACAATTGACCATCGCTTCTCACCTTCAAGTTCTTTTTCTAACAGGCTCTCTACTTCAGCTTCACTCAAAGTAGACAGAATATCTGTTAGTGATCTCCAGCTATAGGCCTTTACTGGAGTTTCATCTTTTTTAAACCATTTCATTGCTAATCCTTTCAAAGTTCATTAAATGTAACAGATTTATTTGTAATGTAAAACAATTATTTCAATTCTTCTAAAGCAATCTCTGAAATAGCCCTTTTATCGGCCAAGGCAGCCCAGACTTTTTCATCAATTGTTTTGTTAGTTAACAGGATATAGCACCAGACTTCATGCTTTTGACCGCCACGATGTAGACGCCCTACAGTTTGTTCATACAGCTCTAAACTCCAAGGTAAAGACACAAACACAATCTTGTTACCGCCATATTGTAAATTGAGGCCATGCCCCGCAGACTTAGGATGTATAAGGAGTAGCTCGATTTTGCCTTCGTTCCAACGCTCGATGGCTTTGGGCGCATCAATCGTTTCGGCATGAGGATATCTGCGCTGTAATTCAGCCAGTTCTTCTTTGTAGTTGTAGACAATAATGGTATTGGCTCGCTGGTTCTCTGCCAGCAAATCATCAAGCAATTCAAACTTGTGGCTGGAAAACCACACCGGCTGTTGATTCATGATAAATTTGCCGGGGCTAGTAGGGTCTGGTTTACGATCAGAGATGTAGATAAAGCCTGACCCCATCTGCTGTAGCTTTTGAGTAACCACCGCAGCGTTAGCTGCAATAGCTTTGGCATCTGGAAATTGATAAACAAAATCCTTCTTCATCTTTTCGTATGGCTCACGATCTGGCAGATCGCAACGCATCTCTATGGTGTGCAATGGTGGCAGCGTATCCTTATACTCTGAGGACTCCAATAAAAAGGTAGCTGGCTTGATGACCTGCATTACCTTCTCTAATGAGCCTAGCCGAGGCTGCCATTGGCCAAAGTCGCGGTTGATACATACAAAGTATTGCTGTTGGAACGCTCCTTTGCTACGGCCTAACAAGGTTTGATCCACAATCTTGCATTGACCAAAAACATCCTCTAAGCCATTGCTGGTAAAGCTGCCGGTCAATCCCCACCTGATCTTCATTGGCTCAATTACTTTTAATAGTGCTTTAAATCGCGCGCCTGATGGGTTCTTGAGGCGAGTCAACTCATCAAATACCACGCCGTCAAAGTTTAAATTTAATTGAGTCAACCATTGCAAATTGTCGTAATTGATGACCATGACATGGGTATCCGCAGCGTAGGCCTTTAGACGTTCTCTTGGCGTACCGATACAAATCGACATGGTTAGCCCGGCAGCCCACTTGGGCAGCTCTACTGGCCATACGTCAGTGCAGACACGCTTGGGGGCTAGGACTAGCCAGCGTTTGACATGGCCAGCATCAATCATTTCCTTCATGGCTGTCAATGTAATGGCGGTTTTACCTGCGCCCACTGAGGCCAATACCATAGCCCTATCACGCTCAAAGATAAAGTCGGCGGCCTTCTCTTGATAATCTCTTAGCTTAAACACTTGGCCAGCCATTCATTAATTTGCTCTTTACTCCATAGGCAAGCGTACTGTTGCTTTAAGGCAACCATGTCCGCAGCAAAGATTTCTTGCATGGCTGACAACTCACCTTTGGCTCGCTTTAACTCAACAAACCAAGTTTGTCCATTAGGTAAACACGCTATGCGGTCTGACACGCCACGCTGGGTAATTGATTTAAACTTATAGGTCTTACCCCCGCTGGTTTCAACCACCCAAATAAAGTGCTTTTCAATGTCGCGTTCTAATTCTTTTTTAGTCATGTAAAAAATAATATCACAAAAAGTATTGCGCTATACAATTCTTGTGTTACACTGGACGTTCAAAAGGTAAAGTAATCTAAATTAAGGACACAAATGGCAAAGCATTCAAGCATCGTCGGCGGCTCAACCGCTAAACGAGTTATCAACTGCCCAGCATCAGTCGCTTTAGTAGCGAAGATGCCACCCAAGCCCTCCAGCAAGTATGCTGACGAAGGCACTCTCTGTCATAACGTGATAGCAGAGATTCTTGAAAAAGACCTACGCCCCGAAGATACGATTGGCATGAAATATAAAACTCATGTTATGACTCAAGAACTATTGGAGCGTAAGATTTGGCCAGCTCTCATGCGTTTGAATGAAGTTGATCCTGACTTTCAGATGGAATACATGGTTGAGTCTGAGGTTGACTTTGGTGACTATATCGAAGGCGCGTTTGGATCAGCAGACTTGCTAGGTAAGACAGCCCGCAAAGCTATTGTGCTTGATTGGAAATTTGGAGATGGCGTAATAGTTGAAGCCGAAGAAAACGATCAGGCCATGTTCTATGCTTGCGCTGCCATGCGTACCCCTAAGTGCCAATGGATTTTTGATGATGTCGATGAAGTCGAAGTCATTATTATTCAGCCGCCTGAAATCCGTCGTTGGACAACTACCATTGATCGCCTCAAGCAATTCGAGCGTGAGCTGCGAGTTGCTGTCAAAGAATCCCAAAAGCCTGACGCACCGATGGCTTCTGGTAGCCATTGCCGTTGGTGTGCAGCCAAGCCTACTTGCCCGCTGATGACCGGCGCAGTAGATCGGGCTACGCAGCTTGCCCTAAAAGACTTAGAGCCGTCAAAGATTGCTCATTACTTAGCCCAAGCCGATGTGATCGAGCAATGGGTCACTGATTTACGCTCATTAGCTCATCAGATGCTAGAGGCTGACATTCGTGTACCGGGCTACAAGCTGGTGGCAAAGCGCGCTACACGCCAATGGTCTGATGCAGCATTAGCTAATGGTGAATCTTTGCTCAATTACACATTGGGGTTAGGCAGCGATGTTTTATACACTAAAAAAATTATTTCTCCTGCACAAGCTGAAAAGCTGTTGAAGGCAAAGAAAAAAGAATTACCGAAGGAGTTAGTTGTTGCTATCTCCTCTGGTAGTACGTTGGTTGAGGACTCTGATCCAAGGCCAGCGGTGTTACAAATCGGGCGGCAACTCAGCGCTGTCCTCTCTAAACTAAACTAAAGTAAGGAAATATCATGTCTAATTTGACAACATTTAAAGCAGCAGGTTTACCAGCAGTAAAAGACTTGGCCGGCGCTCTCAAGGCTAATCTACAAAGCGTAGCTGAAGTCGGTAGCGTTATCATCAAGATGGACAAGACCGGCCATTGGGTATTTGGCGCAGATCAGACCGAGGTAGAAGAAGGCTCTGAATGGGCAGTTAACCCATTCTCATTTATTCATGGCTATATCGCTTGGGGTGATGGTGATGTTTTAGGTGAGAAGATGGTTTCTATTAGCCAGCCTTTGCCTGAGTTAGAGCCAGCGCCAGCCGGTGCTAAACGTGGTTGGGAAACTCAAGTTGGTTTGTCAATCAAGTGTGTATCTGGTGAAGATAAGGGTATGGAAGCTCGCTTTACGACTACATCTGTAGGCGGTAAACGTGCTGTTCAAACTTTGGGCGCGTTGATTGCAGCTCAGATCGAGAAAGACCCAACTAAGCCAGTAGCTATTATCACTTTGAATAAAGAGCATTATTCCCATAAGTCTTATGGCCGTATCTTTACTCCGATCTTTGAAGTGATTGACTGGATGGATATGAACGCTGAAGAAGGTGACAAAGCGCCTGAATTGGAATTGGATGAGCCTTCTATTGCAGAAGAAGCTCCAGCAACTCCAGCTCGCCGCCGGCGCGCAGCAGTGTAACGAACAGGGGCTAGGCTGACACTATTCAGCTCTATGGCTCGCAGAGATTTCAGACTAAAAAGACTGTCTAGCCCCGCCTAATTATGACTATTTTATACATTGATTTTGAAACGCGTAGCCGTTGCAATCTGCTGACGGATGGCGTTTATAACTACGCCCAAGACCCCAGTACGGAAGTCTTGTGTATGTCGTATGCTTTTGATGATGAAGAAGTCAGGACATGGCTTCCGCATGATGCTTTTCCCGAAGAAGTCATGCGGCATGAAGGCATGATTTACGCTCACAACGCGGCTTTTGAGCGTCTGATATTCTGGTATGTTTTACAGATTAATTTTAAGCTGGAGCAATTTTATTGCACCGCTACACAGGCTAGAGCCAATTGCGCTCCCGGCTCACTAGCGGACGTAGGGCGCTTCGCTGGCGCATCTATGCGTAAGGATCACCGAGGCAGTCAATTGATCCGTCTGCTATCCATTCCACGCGCTGATGGCTCGTTTGGCACTGAACCTGAGCTGATGGCTGAGATGATTGCTTATTGCGAGCAAGATGTCAAAGTTATGCGATTGGTTAGCCAATCCATGCGCCCGCTGTCACCGGATGAGTTGCTCGATTACCATATCAATGAGAAGATTAACGACAGAGGCGTACTGGTTGATGTACGACTTGCAGAGGCCGCCTTGCGCTATGCCTCTACCGAGCTAGGCGAGATCGAGAACTTGGTAGATGAGATTACGCAGGGCGAGATCACTAGCGTTAGAAGTTCCAAGATGAAACAATGGGTGATGGCTCGCGTAGGCGAGGATGCCCTCAAATTGATGGAGAAATACAAAGATGGCGAGAAAAAATATAGTATTGATAAAACAGTCCGCGCCAACCTCCTTATCTTTGCTGATGAGAACCCAGATCAAGTTCCCACCGATGTCGCAGACGTTATCCAATGTGCGGACGATCTCTGGGCGTCATCGGTTGCGAAGTTCAGCCGCCTTGCACAGCTTTCTGATGAGGAGGATCACCGAGTTCGCGGCGCGTTTGTCTTTGCTGGCGGGAGCGCCACAGGTCGCGCTTCCTCGTATGGAGCGCAAGTCCACAATTTCACTAGAAAATGCGCTAAACAACCTGATCTTGTTAGAGCAGCAATGGTTGATGGAAAAAGCATTGTTCCAGAATTCGGAAAACGTGTCACCGATGTCCTCAAGGGGATGCTCAGACCTACACTGATACCAGCCAAGGGTAAATACCTAGTCGTAGCTGATTGGTCTGGCATCGAGGCGCGCTGCAATCCTTGGTTGTCAAATCAGCCTGACGCTGATACTGTATTGGACGTATTCAGAAAGAATAGGGACATCTATGTTAGGGAAGCTGCGAGTATATTTAGCTGTTCAGAAGATGAAGTTACTGATAGCAAAAGACAGATTGGAAAGGTCGCTATCCTTTCATGTGGTTATGGTGGTGGCATTGGTGCTTTTGCTGCGATGGGTCGTAACTATGGAGTGGTACTTCCCGAATCCGATGCTCGGCGTACCGTTAATGCGTGGCGTCGCGCAAACTCTTGGGCTGTAAGATACTGGCAAGATTTAGAAGAAGCCTATACCGCAGCTCTGCGTAATCCGGGCTACGAATTCTCTGCTGGCCGCATCGTTTATATGTATGACAGACAACATCTTTGGTACGCACTTCCGTCTGGAAGGGTGTTATGCTATCCCTATGCCAAGCTCGACTCGGAGGGGGTTACTTACGCCAAAGCTGCGTGGAAACCGGCTGCCGATGCTACAGAGTGGCCAAGGGCTAGACTATGGAAAGGCCTTGCGTGTGAGAACATTACTCAAGCTGTTGCTAATGATTTATTGCGTCATTCTTTACGCCAGTTGGATAATGTTGTTCTTCATGTCCACGATGAGATCGTGGTAGAAACTGATAGCCCAGATGAGATCATTAAAGAAATGACGGCGGTGATGTGTACGCCTCCAGATTGGTGTAAGGAGTTACCCTTAAATGTAGAAGTAAAAGCCATGCTTCGGTATGGGAAGTAGTAGAATAGACAACTCTTAAACAAAAGCAAAAGGCCTGACCCCGATAAGAGCCAAGCCTTTTTAATCAAAACAAACTAGAGGATTTGCATGACTGCGCTGAGTATAACAAATATTGAATTCGTTGAATACCTCACTAAACTAGCCGCCCAAGGCGAAACCTTTGTAGTAGTGCGACAAAAGCCTGTTATGGTCGATGGCAATCAAGCCATGCACAATGACGGTACTTTGAAATACAGTTGGCCAGCGTTCTTGCCTGAGCGTTACAAGCCTACTGGCGCTTGGTACGGGAATACGGCGTCATTTATTATTGACCGCTTCCAAGACGGCAAAATCTCCGCCTCTGCTGCCAACTGCGAATACATCCTTGTGATGGTGTTAGATGACATCGGCACTAAATCTAAAATCCCTACCATTGAGCCTACATGGATCATGGAAACTTCCCCTGATAATTACCAGTGGGGCTATGTATTTGATTGCGAGGCCGCGCCAACCAAGGGTGAGTTCACTGCTGCGATCAAAGCGATTGCGGATGCTGGCTTTACTGATGGTGGGGCTATCAACGCAGTGCGTAACTTTCGGTTGCCCGGCTCAGTCAATCTCAAGCCCGGCAAAGAACATTTTGCTTCTAAGCTCATTGAGTTCCATCCAGAGCGCGAGTTTACCTTAGATCAAATTTGTGATGCGCTAGGCGTCAATCCAGAGGAGGCGGATACTGCCTCAGTGCGCTCAATCCATCTTAAAGACGATGGCGATGATGACATCTTGCAGTGGATTGATGACAATGGAATGCTATTAGAAAACGCCAATCAGTCTGGTTGGTATGGTGTGGTTTGTCCTAATTCTAATGAGCATAGCGACGGCAATCCAATAGGTCGTTACCATCCGGTCAATCGTGCCTACTGCTGTTACCATGAGCATTGCGCTGGCTTTGGCTCACGCGAGTATTTGGCGTGGGCTTTTGAAAATGGCGCTGCCAAGCATGAGCCGGGTGTTCGCCCAGAGCTATTGACCAATGCGTTCGTTAAAGCATTAGAAAAGATTACCCCATCCAAAATGTTTGAGCTGACACCTGAGAAGATGCTGGCTGAAGTCGAGCGCAAGGAGCTTGGGCGCATAGAAAAGGAAGAATGGTACGACAGGTTCGCATACATCCAATCGGATGATTCCTATTTTGATTTGGTAGCTCGTAACGATATCAGTCGTAGCTCATTTAACGCCATCTATCGCCATATTTCTTGCAAATCCATTCACACTGGCCGTCGCATTGAAGCGTCTGTTTGCTTTGATGAAAACCGTCAAGCCCATGATTCCAAAGCCTTGCGTGGATTGACTTACGCTGCTGGCGAAAGCGTCATTGTTGGCCATCTAGGTGATATGTATGGCAATCGCTGGGTCGATGCACGTCCGCCTATTAGATCGACAGGCGGCAATATTGATCGTTGGCTAGATCACTGCCGTCACTTAGTACCCAATCAAGATGAGTTAAATCATATCTGGGACATCATGGCATTTAAGCTACAGTTCCCAAAGCGCAAAATCAACCACGCTGTATTGCATATCGGTGATGAGGGTTGCGGTAAGGATTTAATGTGGAAACCTTTTATCTGGGCAGTGTGCGGCGTCTATCTAAAGAACTTCGCTGTTGTTGATGGCGATCGTATTCAATCACAGTTCAATGAGCATTTGGAATCAGAGATTTTGGTACTCAATGAGTTGAAAGAGCCTGACTCAGCCACTCGCCGCGATCTAGCTAACAAACTCAAGCCGATCATTGCAGCTCCGCCTGAGATGTTCTCAGTTAATCCAAAGGGTAAGAAGCGTTACGATGTGGCCAATCGCCTGTTTGTGCTGGCTTTCTCGAATGAACAAGTACCTATTAGCCTGTCATCACAAGATCGTCGATGGTTCTGCATTAGCTCAAACGCTGCGCCAATGGAAAAGATCAAGGCTGGTTCGGGCGCGGATCTAGTTAAATGGTATGAAGCCGGCAACCTAGAACATATCGCTGCATGGTTGTATAAGCGTGATGTATCTAAGTTCAATCCGGGCGCATCCCCAGCCATGACTGAGTTCAAGCTCAATCTATTAGAGTCTGGCATGAGTAGCCTTGAGTCATCTATTGCTGAGATGATCCATCATCGCACTGGTGAGTTTGCTAGAGGTGTAATTGGTAGCCCATTGCATCCAGTATGTGATCGCATCGCTGATATATTAGGCTTACAGCGTAACAAAGTACCCCAAAGCGCTTTGCTTCATGCGCTCAAGGAAGCTGGCTGGGTAGATTGTGGACGCATTGCATCGGCTGACCAACCAAACAAGAAGCGTATCTTTGCTGACCCACAGATTGCTAAAGAGCGTAGCAAATCAGAGCTGCGCCGTATGATTGAAGCCCCGCCTGAACCAAAGGCAGTGGTACTAGACATAAAGAGAAGTGCCTAGTAACATGGGCTATACCCCCCAGCCCAAACGCTTGGGCTAGAATATATTTAAGGATACGGATATGAGTACACCAACACGCAACGATTCAGGTTCAATTAAATATACGAATCTTTCTTCGGCTGGTAAAGCTATGGGTTCAAAGGGCGGTAAGTCCAACTCTGAAGCTAAAGTTAAAGCAGCAAGAGAGAACGGTAAACAGGGCGGCGGTCACACGCCCAAGTAAAGAGTTGTACTCTCCTCTTAGGGGGCGAAAGCATTTAATTCCAATGCGTTGTGAGGACGTAGCCGATTAAGAAAATGTAAGTAGCCCCCGCTTTTTTAGCTTTTTCCTTGTAAAACCTTAAAATCCGATTTTTTAGCTTTTTCCCTGTAAAACCTTAAAATCGTCATTTTTTAGGTAAAATGCTGCACTGCTTCCTTTACATAATATCCCAAAATCAGCTAAACCCTTGATTTATATAGACTTTATCCATTATTTATACGCAAGGCGCGCGGCTTTACAATCCGGCCGGCGTGGCTTTACAATCCGGCCGGCGTGGCTTTACAATCCCTAATTTTTTAATGAATG